AGTTATGGAGCTATTGCTCTAGGTGCTGCTGCTGGTGGAACATTAGATTCAGTTATTGGACATGATCAAAGTAGATCAAGTGCAACAAAAATGTATCTTGATAATAAAAAATCAACTAATGAATCTGCTGCAACTGCTAATGATAATGCAAATTCTTCTCAAATGCCTTCAAAACATGCACCTCCACCAAGTTATCCTACTAATAATACTCCAGGTGCACCTTTTGTTCCAAGTCCTACTCCTAATCCCTATAACTAATATTATTATTTTATTATCAAAAATAATATTATTTAATATTATATGAAATCCAAAAAAATACATAATAAAAAAAAATTAACAAAAAAATATAAAATTAAATTAGAAAAGAAAATAAAAAATCTCTTTACTAAAAAAATAAAACAAATATATAAGATATCTAATAAATTTAACAAAAGTAAAAAATTTAAAAAAAAATATAAAAAATATTTACAATTAGGAGGCGATGGAGGCATTACCGGAGATACTACAAAATTCTTACAATATTCTGGTACTGGTAATGTTGCTCCTGGAGATACTAAAGGAGGACAATTGAGGGCTGCGGAAACTATAGGAGAAGCTGTAGGAATGCTCGCTGTAGATATTCCTGTCGTAGCTACTCAATTCGTTCTTCAAGAGTCATTAGATCCTATTGTACCTTGTATTGGTAGTGCACCTGATGCAAAGGCTATAGCTGGAACTATGGCTTGTACTTTATTTGAAGGAGTTAGTGCAAATATGGTTGCTAATGGAGTTGCTGGTGAATCAACTGGAGCTAGTCCTCAACAAACTTTATCTCAAAATTCTCATGCTACCTAAAATTTTTATTTTATTTCTATACTTTTATTTTTAAAATTGAAACTGCTTAAAAATATTTATTCAAATAATAGTAACGATGACTACTCAATACATTGCTCTTGTTGTTGATCGTTCTGGATCTATGTCTGGTAAAGAAGGTGATACTATTGGAGGAATTAATGCTTGTATTGAAGAGCTTAAAAATCAAAAAGAAGCAACTGATGAAATTTATATTACTTTAAAATGGTTTGATCATGAACAACTTGTTCATCTTAATAATATTCCCATTGATGAATATAGTCCTCTATCTAATTCTGATTTTAAACCAAGAGGCCAAACTGCTTTACTAGATGCTATGGGTGATACTATTAATCAATTTATTACTATGAAACAAAAGAATCCTACTGCATTTAATAGTTGTATCATTTATATTGCTACTGATGGACTTGAAAATTGTAGTAGAAAATATACTAAAAGTGGTATGAAAACTCTAATTGAATCTGCCAAAAATAATTATGATATTATGGTAATTTATATGGCTGCTAATCAAGATGCAATTCTTGAAGCTGGATCAATGGGAATCGGAAGTGGACAAGCAATTAATTATAATGAAAATTCAGAGACTACTAGAGCTGTTTATTCTAGTGCTGCCCGTGTAGCTCATAGATCAAGAACTGGAGGAAATACAAACTTTCTTTCTGCAGAACGTCAAGCATCTCAACCTACTAGTTCTCCACCTACTGTAAATCGTCAAGCAGCTAATAGTCAGAGTGCTCCACCAGCACCACGTATGCCACGTTTTAATAATACACCTCCTGTTCCCGCATATCCTGTTTCTTCTCCTCCACCTCCACCTCCAACTCCAACTCTTACTCCTATTCCCGCTAACCGAGCTAATACTATGCCAACACCATCTTCTGGATCTTCTTTAATTCCAGAAATGTGGAAACAACATGTATTTCTTGATGCAGCCAAAGATAGAAATTGGGCAGCAGTTACAGGATATCTAAATGAAACTCCTAGTTTAATTAATGTAGTAGGAGGTAATGCAAATCGGTGGACTGCACTACATCAGGCTGCTGCAGAAAATAATCAATCTATGATAATTTTCCTATTAGATAAAGGTGCTGATAAAAATATTAGAAACAGAGATGGTCAACTTCCTATTGAATTAACTAGTGTACCAGCTGCTAGAGAACTACTTGAAGAAACTGTTCCAGCACCAGTTGCTATGTTAACATAATCATCTATTCTATCTATAAATTCTTCAGCATTTTCAAGTAATAAATAAATATAAATATAATAAATTATAGTTATCTCACTAAGCATAAAAATATTAAATACTTTTATCTAATATTTTTAAATTTTAAAAGTTAATTTTTTTCTCTCCTTTTCTTTTTTTGTTTTTGAACGTTTTCTTAAAAAATTAAAATATTTATGTGCTAATTTATATCTACTTGGAATATTTTTTGCATTCTTATATCGTGTATTTCTATATTTATATAAAACTTTTAATCTAGTATTTAATATCATTCCAACTTGCCAAATTCTTTTATGAGGATATTTATTTTTTTTATACAATCTCTCTAAATTTTTTATTGTATTCTTTACATCATTCAGCGTCGTATATTTAATTTTAATTGTATCTTTTGGATTTTTATCTATATATACATCAAATGATTTCTTTGGATTATTTGGATTAAATAAAAACTGTTTTTTTGTTCCTCCTTTTTGTTTATTACAATATTTAAATGGAGCACATGAAGCTCTCATTGTAAACCCTTTAATCTTTCCTTTACATCTTTTTATTGAAAATTTTCTTGGTAATTTAAAAACTTTTTTATCTTTTCTTATACATTTTTTTGCGCTATAACTTTTTAATTTACAGCAATCTTGCATAAAATATATTGAGAAATTTTATTTGTTATTTATTAATATAAATGGAAGACATATATAAGAAAAGATTTTATTGGAGTGATCCTCCATTAGCTAAAATTATGCATAAACGTGTAATTGGTCAAATTTTGGAATTTTATGATAATTCTGATCATGGAGGAAGTTATGGTAAATTGGTAGTTGATGATAACCGTTTCGGTGCTATTAATGGTATTGAGTTTTGCTTTTTTCCAGAACATATTGATAAAAAGACAAAAATTCCAATTGGAAATCATAAAGATAGATATGGAATAGGAGAAAAAACATTTGTTACTTTTGATGCTTTTCATTCTGATGCAGGAATGCATCCTACTTTAGAAACTGTTTATTGGGCGCATAATATTAGAATACAAAAAATTAAAGATCTTAAGGATCCTGATTGGGTTAATAGATAATACTAAAATCTCTCAACTCTTCCTCTTCTATATTTAATACTTCTTGCTCTATTTATTCTCTTTTTTCCTAATTGCTTAAATGTTTTTGGTGTCTTCTTTGTAATTCTTCTGGTAGGTCTATAAACATCATTTTTATATTTATAACCTACAGTTCCTCTTTGATTTCTCCATTTCTCTCTAAACCATCTGGCTAATCCTTTATCTTTATTTTTATGTCCTATATATGGATCCTTATTTCCATATTTTTTCTTAAAACTCTTTTTATAAGCTTGAACTAATACACCACTTCTATATGCACTATGTTTTGGGATTTTTTTATAAATTCTTTTTTTTGTTGCATTATATAGTGATTTATCTCTTGGTTTCATTCTATATATATCATAATGATAATTATAAATCTTATAATTAATAATTTAAAATCTTATAATTAATAATTTAAAATTATTGATTCATTATGATCACAAAGATATGGATTAAATAAATCAGAATGATCTTTCCAAATCAAATACCATATATTTACTTCCCACATTAATATTCCTTTATTACATAATTCTTTACATTTATCTCTCATTAAATCTGCAAAAATTATTAATGATTCACTATCTCCTCCAAAAACACCTCCAGCAAAAAACCAATTAACTTTTTTATAAATATCATCCGGTTCTCTTGAGAGATTCCAAATTTGACCAATACGCACATTTTTTATTGAATTTTTTCCTATCTTTGGAAAATTATCTTTTAATTTATTGAATTGAGTTATACCAAAATCTATCCACACAAATTCATCTGTATTAAAAGGATTTAAATTTATTGCTTCTCTTATCCATTCTGTTTTATTACAAATTATTATAAAATATTCTATTGTATCTTTTTTTAGATTATCACTTATTATATTTTTATTACTTAAATTTTTTATATATTTGTTCAGATACAAATCTCTCTTATTAATTTTTATTATTTTGGTTTTTTCATTCTCATATTCTTTTATTTTGTCACTAAAATCTTCATCTATAAATATTATTTTTTCTTGTTCTATTTTTAACAAATCTTCTCCTCTTCTTAAATATGATTTAAATTCTTCTGAATCTTTTTCATATCTATTTATAAATGCTGAAACTATAGTAACCATATTATAAATAGTATTTTTATCTTATTTTTAAAATATAATTGAATTATTTTATTATTTAATTAATTATATTAAAATGAGTAATAACCTTTCTGTACAATTAGGTTTATGTTGTTTAAATTTAACTATGAGAGAAGAAAAACCATCTGTATTTTCTTCAAGATCTATAATTTTAAAAACCTATAATGAAAAAGGATTAGATTTTTTAAAAGAAAAAATAATTCAAAATTTAAAAGATACTTTAAAACTTATTGAATGGAATGAAAATAATGGAATAAAAGTTTTTAGATTAAGTAGCGAATTATTTCCCCATAAATCTAATCCTAAAGCTCAATCTTATGATTTTGATTTTGCTAAATCTCTATTAAAAGAAATTGGAATTTTATCTAAAAAATATAATCAAAGATTAACTTTTCATCCAGGACAATATAACGTTATTGCTTCTCCCAATTTTGAAGTTTTTGAAAATACAAAACTTGATTTAGATTATCATGCTTCTGTTTTAGATTTAATGGAACTTGATCAAAATTCTGTTATGGTAATTCATGGTGGAGGTGTATTCAAAGATAAAGAAAAAACAAAAACTCGTTGGTGTGAAAGATATAACCTATTACCTGAACATATTAAAAAAAGATTAGTATTAGAAAATTGTGAAAAAAATTTTTCAATTCAGGACTGTTTAGATATTTCTGATATAGTCAATATACCAATAGTTTTTGATACTCATCATTTTGAATGTTATAAACTTTTACATCCAAATGAAATTTTTAAAGATCCTGAATATTATATTCCTTTTATTTTAAAAACATTTGAAAGAAAAAATATAAAACCTAAATTTCATGTTAGTGAACAAGGTTCTGGAAAAACAGGTCATCATAGTGATTACATCGAAACTATTCCAAATTATTTACTTGATATTCCCAAAAAATATGGAGTAAATATAGATATAATGATTGAAGCAAAAATGAAGGAATTAGCTATTTTTAAATTATATGAAAAATATCCTTTTCTAAATTGTAAAAATGATAATTCTATACCTTTATGTTTACTATGTGATGATATTGCTGGAGAAGATTGTGAATGTTGTAAACCAAAATTTACTATCAAAATTAAAAAACCAAAAAAGAAGAAAATATAATTTTTAAGATTCATAAAATATCTTATCATAATTATACAAATATTTACCCAAAAATTTTAAATCTTCATTAGATCTATTCCATTCTTCCGGAGAGATAATTGATAAAAATTCTTTATTTTTTGTTTTATATAAATAATAAATTGTACCAGGAACTTTTTTAGCCGTCATTTCAATATTATGTAAATAATCATTAATTGATATATTTTTAATGATTTCTTTTGCTTTATTTTGTAAATTAGCTATTTGTTCTGCTAATATAATCAGTTGTCCATAACCTGAATAATTATTTCTTAATATTTCTATATCTTTATCATCATTGAGAGATAACATTTCAAAAAGACGAGTAGTAGTTTCTTTATCTAAATTAGTAAGAGCCATTAATCTATTTAATTAAAATATTTTTATATACTATTTATATAAATGAAAGAAAGAATAATTAAATTTCAAAGAGGTCCTTTTCCTAAAAAATATACTGCATTCGTTAGAAATAATAAAACTCATAAAATTAGAAGAATTAATTTTGGGGATAGAAGATATCAACAATATAAAGATAGGACTCCTTTACATCTTTACTCTCGTTTAAATCATTTTACAAGAAAAAGACAAGAAAATTATTTTAAAAGAATGTCAGGAACAAAAAAAAGAGGGCAAGCAATTAAAAAAGAAAAAAGAAAAAGTCATGGATTATATAATGCCAAAATATTAAGTCATGAATATTTATGGTAATTTTCTATTCTTCTTTGTTCTTCTTTTCTTTAATTTTTTTGATTTTCTTTTTTTTTGTGACTTTCTTTTTTTCCTAAATATTCCTGATGCTTGATTTCTAGGTTCACAAGTATCAACTATACATCCTGGTGGGCAAACTTTTCTTCCATCTATTTTTTTAACATATGATCCAAATGTTGCTTGAGTTCTTCTTAATAAATCTGCATCTGGCTCTTCTCTACCAAAAATAGGAGATATATTTCTTAAATTTTTTGTAAGAGTACCCTCTCTTGAATACATATGTATATATATATTAATGGGAAATAATTTCTCTATTTTATATTAATATATATTAATATGTCTACTGCTTTAGAGAAGGCATTTTATCAAAATCGTAATTTAGATATGAATTATGGACCATCTAGACGTACTCGTCTTCGTTGTAAACATGGAACAACCGGTACATGTTACCTTGCACAAAAATTAGATTTAATAATAGGTTCAATATTATCTCTTCCTGAAGAATATAAAATTAAATATTTTGGAAGTAAGCATGAAGATAAAATTATAAATTCTTATTTATTTAATTTTTTATATTCAACTTTATTAGAGTTTTTTGCTACTTTTATTGATCATATAAAACCATTTATTAATCAATCAAATACTACTAAAACAAGTAGTTATATTACAGAATTTTTAGAAAAAAATGATGACTGGGATGAAGAAGAAATTCATGATTTTATAGTTTCTATTAAAAAAATGTATCAAATTTTAACTGGACAATTTGATGGTGGTCATTATCAAAAAGCTGTCCCATTAAAAAATAATGATATTAATGAAAATGATATTAAAGAATTATTTCAAGAAAGTATGGATATTCCAATAGCCTTAGCCTTTGGTAAGAGAGGTCAGAGAGGTCATGGAATATATGATATAGATCATTGGTTTACTTTATTTAAAGGTAAAATTCATGGAACTTTTGGTAATGATCCTGAATTTGTTATAGATTATTATACAGTAGAAACATCACCTAATGAATTTTTTCATTTTTTAAATGCTATGAAAGAAGACACACCAGAGAATAGAGATTTTATAAAAAAATATATAAAAAAAATTTGGTTAGATCCTCAACATTTTAGAGACAAGAAATATTATGATGAAACTTCTAGAAGAAAAGAAAAAGAATATTCTATTAATAAAATAGATAAATATATTGAAGATACACCTAGATTAATTTATCAACAAGATTATAATATTTTTGAAATGAAAGGTACACATATATTTGATAATAATACAGGCAGTAGTATGAGAAAAATAATAGAAGTATTTTTAAGAACTGGATTATATAAAGAATTTAAAGGGTATTCAAAATTTCTTGATATTAATTCTCAATCTCTCAATAAATCCAAAAGTAAAACCCGAAAAATATCAAGAAATTATGATATTAGCAGAAACAGAAGTAGAAGCAGAAGTAGAAGCAGAAGCAGAAGTAGAGGTGGAAGGAATAAAACAAAAAAATCTAAAATTAAAAAAAGAAAAAGAAAATATACTAAAAAACCAAAAAAAATTTATTTTAAATTGTAGGTATAAATTCCCAATCTAACTCATTACATATTTTTTTCCATATTTCATCTTGTTCTATGCGCTTTTCTTTATCTTTCAACATTGGAAAAAAAGGAAGAAATTGTTTTTGATCTAAAAGTTCACATAATTTAAAAACAGTATAGTAATAATTTAAAAAATTAACTCTCTCTTCTGGGCAAAATTTAGAATAGGGTTCTTGAATAGAAGAAAATAGATTACATAAAGTTTCTTCTAATTCTGGAGACATAATTGGAGGTTTTATACCCAATTTATCTTTTATAAAGGGAATATGTTCATAATATTTATTATATCCTAATTTTTTAAGAATTTCTTTAGCTTTTTTATTAGTAATTTGCATTAAATCTATTCTTTCTTTTTTAATTTGAGATCTAATATTTTCTAATACTTGATCTGGTATTAAAGTTGTTTCTTTTGCCTGAAATTGTGCTAAAATTTCTCTAAAATGATTAATTCTTTTATAAGCATAAAAACAAACTTCTTTAGGAGGTTCTTTATAAGAAGGTTTTTCGCATTCAACCAAAAATTTAACATTATTTGAACAATGGTTACAAACTAATATTCCTTCATATTCTATAGGAATTAATTCTCCTTTATGACATTTTTGACAGATATCTGTTTGAAATACATAATTATTTTGATCAATAATACTTTCATTAATATTTTGAAAATATTTTTGAACACTATTTAAACTATCATCATTTGTATTTTTATTTTCATCTTTTAAATTAAAAAAATTATTTAAAGATTTAACTTTATCATTAGGGACTCCTCTTGAAATATTTTTTTTTGCTTCAAAATAAGAAAAAATATGTTGAATATTATCCAAATAATATTCTTTTTTAAAATTTTTATAACTTGCCTTTTCTTTCTTTAAAACTTCAATATTATCTTCTATTTCTATTTTTTTATCAATACTTATATCTTTATTTTCTAATTCTTTTTCTAATTCTTTAATTTGACTATTTATTTTTGGAATCAAAACACTTTCATTTTCATAAAAAGTATTTTGAAATTCTTTATGCTTACTAGCTACAGTTTCATTTTTTGATTCATCAACTATTAATTTTTTACAATTTTTTGGCTTAAAATTAGGCATTAATATATTGTAATATTTAAATAAATTTTTATATTAAGATTTTTTCTATTTATTTCTAATTATTTTAATTAACTATTTAATTTTTAAATGAACTTTCAAAGTTTATAGGTCTGTATGTAGTTTAT